TGGCGCTCTCCAGGTCGTAGACCACGCCCATGTCAGAAGTTCTCCAGCGTGTCGCGCGTCATGAGGCGATCCGGGCTGAAATGGCTCACCCCGCCGCCGGCGGGGGCCTCCGGCGCCGGGGCAATGCCCAGCGTCACCGTGCCCTTGGCGATCTGTTCCAGCAGGCGCACCGCGTCCCGGTAGCGGTCGCGCACCTCGTCGGTGGCGCCGTTTTCCCACAGCCGGTAGCGGGCGATATCGCCGCAGAGCCGGGTCAGCACGACCGGCACGCTCGTCAGCGGCAGCGCGTAGCGGCCCGCCAGGTAGGCGTCGATCTCGGCGGTGGCGTCGGCGATGGCCAGGTCCAGCACCTCGGTGTCCACCTCGCCGGTGTTGAGCCGGTCGGTGAGCTGCAGCACCTCGGCCGTCCCGTAACGCGCCTCCATGTCGGATTGGGTGCAATAGGCCATCGCGGGCTACTTTCGCTTGGGTTTGGTTTTCTTCCCCGCCGGCTCGGGCTCGGGCTCGAACACGGTCGCGGGAGCGGGATCGGGAGCGGGCGGCGGGTCTTCCACCGCCGCGAAGCGCTGTTTTTTGCTCGTGGCCAAAAGCTCGGCCCCGACGTCGTCCGGGTAGTCCTTGATTTCGCCGCGGCGATGCGGCCCGTGGCCGCCCACATTCACCGCATCGCCGGGGCCGAGGTATTCGATTCGCATGGCGTCTCCTTGCGCAGGGGCGAAGAATGCTCCGCCCCCACAAGGTCGGATTATCAGGTCGCGTAGGTGTCTTTCCACAGGTAGCCGGCGTCGGCGCACACCTGCACGATATCGGTCTCCTCGGCCACTTCGTAGACGTCCTGGTGGCGGCTGGCCTCGCGCCAGGTGGTGGTGCGCCGGGCCATGCCGTTCTCGTAGGCGATGCGCGCCTGCACCCCGGCCGATACCATCTTCAGGCCGAGCCGCCGGGGGCGGTAGAAGAGAAAGCCCATCCCCTTGCCGCTGTTGATTTCCCAGATCCGCGCGGCGGTAAAATCGGTGCCGTCGGCCTTTTCGGTGGCCGTGGAGTGAACGGCCTTGCCCACCAACACCTCTTCGAGCTCCAGCAGGGCCGCCAGCAGGTCGGCCCCGAACACCCCGCGCTGGGTGTATTTGATCTTCTCCTGGATCGCCTCGCACTCCTTGAGGGCCAAGAAGGTGGCGTAATCGAGCAGCAGGCAGTTGGGGTCGAATCCCGTGGCCGACTGGATGGCCTTCTTGCCGGTCACCATGTCGGTCAGGAAAGTGTTGGTGCTGCCGGCCGGAGACCACAGTCCCTCGGCGTCCTCGCCTCCCGAGTTGCCGTCCACCCAGGTGCTCCCGGTGATCAGGGCGGCCACGCGGCGCTCCTTCTTCAGGTCGATCTTGTCCGCGGCGAACTCGATGGCGTCCTGGTCCGGCTGCACGGCCGGCGCGCCCTGGCTCTTGGCGAAGCGGCGGTCCTCGTCGGTCACCTCCTTGGCGAAGGCATACTCCTCGGTGGCCAGGCTCACCGAGGTCAGCGGGTAGCCGCCGCGCACGGCCTCGGTGCCCGCGGCGCGGATGCCCGCTTCGTCTCGGAACCAGGCGCCCTTGAGGTACTTGGTGATCTTGGCCTTGGGGTCCGATCCGTCCAGGATCGGGAACACCCGGTCGGCGATGTAGTCGCGGTTTTTGTAGGCCACGGACACGTCGGCCAGCGGCCCGGCGACGATCTGTTCTTTGATGTTCGGCTGAGGCATGTTTCTTCCCTCCTTTACGGGAATCGGGATTTTTCAGGTCCGGTGTCAGGACGCGACGTTGACCTGGTGCACGGCGCCGGACAGCAGCACCTCGCCCAGCTCACCGTCGCCGCCGCCCTTCAGGCAGCGGCCGATGGCCAGGTCCAGGGCCGCGTCGGCGTCCATGCCGTTGCCGGCGTCGGTGGCGCTGACGTATTCGAGCTTGACCCATTCGTTTTCCGCCACGGCCTCGCCGAAGCGGATCTTGCTCACCCCGATGAGCATCACGCTGGCGGCCTCCCCGATGGCGGGGGCGTTCTGCAACACCCCCAGCGGGTGGTCGGTGGCGGCGTCCGGCCGGTACACCTTGCCGGCGCTGAGGCGCACGATGCGGTACTGGTCGGCGCTCAGGTCTTCCCCGGCCTCGTAGCTGCGGATCAATACGGCGTTTTCGGTAGCCATTGTTGCCTCCTTGAATCAGTGGATGTCGGCCGCGTAGGCGGCGGCCAGGTCCGGGTTTTCGCGCTGCACCTCGGCGAAGGCCGCCGAGTAGCTCAGAGTCTTGTCGTCGGCCATCCGCTGGCGCGTCAGGGCCGTCAGCTTGCCGGCCGCGTCGCCGCCGCCCACGGCCTTGTCGCGGGCGGCGATCTCCTTGAACTCGATCAAGCGTGGCAGCCCGGCGAGGAACTCCCGGAACCAGGCGTCCGGCGTCTTCTTCTCGGCGCCCTCGGCGAAGGCCAGGGCCTGCCCGGCATCGAGCTGCTCCATGAAGGCGCCGAGCCCGGCGGCCACCCAGGCCGGGGCGATGACGCCTTTTTCCACGCCGGCTTCGCAAAAGGCTTTGATCTCCGCCTTGCGGGCCTCGGCCCGGCGCCTGGCCTCGGCCTCGGCGAACTTGGCCTCGGCGGCCTCGCGGGCTTCCGTGGCGGCCGCGGCCTTGGCGGCCTCGATGTCGGCCTCGGTGAAGGTTTTTCCCGCCGCCGGCGGCGTCGCCGGAGCGGCCGCGGGGGCCGGCGCGATCAGGTCGATGTCCTCGTCCCGGCCGCCCAGCCGCTTGAAAATGTTGATGGCCTGCACAAACTCGGAAAACTTCATGGCAAAACCTCCTTTGTCACGGTTGGATCCGTCGGATCGGTCCGATCGGCCCGATCGGCCCGATCGGTCGGACCCGTCCACAAATTCGATACACCCGGCATCCTCGGCAAACGCCGGCAAGGGCGCCAGGCCCTTGACCGCCGGCGGCGCCCCGCCCAGAAAACCCACGTGGCGCAGGCGGCCGTCTCCGTAGAAGGCCGCCGAGCGGTTGCGGTACAGCCCGGCGTTGACCCAGTCGCGCAGCGCCTCCACCGGGGAGATGTCGGCCCACAGGCTCTTGACCCCGCCGGCGACCTTGGCCGCCAGGTCCTCGACCCAGCCGTAGGCCGGGCTGTCGGCGGCCGGATGGCCCAGCACCACGGGCGGCTTGGCCGCGGCGTCGAAGTTTCGCACCGCCGCGTCGATCAGGGCGTCACCGTCATGGGTCACGCCGGCGCTGTCGGTCTGGGGGCCGCCCTTGAAAATTTCGATCCACATCAGATGCCTCCTTCCAGGTGTTCGGCAATCAGGCGCAGGATCTCGTCCTCGTCGGCCGCGCTTGTCCCCAGAAACGGCCGCGCCGGAATGCCATCCGCCTCGCGGCCGAACTGGTGGGTGGCGCCGTAGACCCGGTCCGTGCCGAAGAGCAGCGAGTCGGCCCCGGCCTGGTAGCGCAGGGTGCCGGCCAGGACGTCGTCCAGCACCAGGATCTTGTCCCGGTTGCGTTTCTTGCGTGCCCGGTAGCGCTCGCTCAGCGGCGCCCAGGGCTCTCCCTCGGGGCTCTCCCGAGCATCGAAGCGCTCCTCGTGGGCCAGCATCAGGTATTCGCCGATGTCGGCCAGGGCGGGGCGCAGGTTCGCCGCCCGGCGGGCCAGCCCTTCCAGGGCGGCCGCCACCCGCTCTTGCCCCTCGATGTCGATCTTGACGAGTGCGCCGGACATGGGTTATCCTTCGATCCGTCGGACACTGCGTGACACGGTGTTATTCTCCCGGCCGTAGCCCCTCGGCCCAGCGCCGCGGGAGCGCCATGCGGGGTTTCCGCGAAAGCGGATGGGAGGCCCCGCCGCAGTGTCCGTTTTATTTCCGTGCAAGGCCCAATACCCTCCTGACTTCCCGGTCCCGCTTCGCGGCCTCGCTCGACAGGCGGCGGAAGCTCGTCAGAAAAACCGCCTCCCCGCTCCGGGTCGCCTTGACCACCGTCACGTACCCGCTGTCATCCTCCAGCAAGTAAACGGCCGACATGTCGGTATCCTGCACCCGTGTCCCGCGCGTGATCGCCTCTTGGACGAAGCGGTATTCGCCGGCGGACAGCTCCTTGTGCCGCGCCGCCTGCTTGCGCGCGGTCTCGGCTGAAATCGTCACCGTTCGCGTCCTGGCACCGATGGCGGCGGCGTCCGCCTCGGTCAGTGAGGCCAGCGCAAATTCCCCCTCAGGGGAGGCCATCCAGCGAGAGAATGCAGCCGATTCGGCCAACTGCTCCGCGGCCGTCCGTCCCGCCGCGTCCGACAGCGCCCGCGCTTTTTCCAGCATGGCACGAGACAGTTGCGCGGCGCGGACAGATGCCCCCGGCCGGTACTCGAAGCCCGGATCGATCCCTTTTGGCACTCGCACCACGCGCGGGCTCGGCCCTTTGGCGCCGACAATCTTTTCTTCCCACACCACCGGCGGGGCCTTGTCGGCCACCTGCAATCCCATGCGCTCCACATCGGCGCCCGAGACCATCAGCTTGCGGCACTTGCAGCCCCAACCGTTCTGGGGGCTGTGCGTTTCCCACCACGGATCGTCCAGTGGCAGCACGGTGCCGTCCCAGGCCAGGTGCTCCGGCCGGGGGTGCTCGCTGCGGCCGTGGCGATAGAGCCCGTAGGGCCGACGCTTGCGCAGGTCCGGATCGGCCATCTGGGCCTCCCGGCCCGCGTTGTAGCTCTGGCGCAGGTTGGTTTCGTAGATCACCCGCGTCCTCCAGTTTCGCCCGCCCTTGTACTGCCAGCCGGTCCGCTCGACAATGCCGTCAAAATCCTTGCGAAACTGCGCCAGGGTCCCGCCGTCCGCCACCACCTTGTCGATGGCCGCCCGCAAATCGCTCAACAGGTCGGCCTTGGCGGCCCCGGCCACCATGAAGGCGTGCTCGTGCTCGGCGGCGTACACGTCGGTCCAGGCGCGGGTGAGCACCGGGTGCTTGGCCTTGAAGAACTCGATCTGCTCGTCGAAGGGCAGGCTGCCGTATTGCGCTTGCGCCGGCATTTAGAGGCCCTCCAGAATCTCGTAGCGCCCGGCCATCTGCGCCGCGGCCAAGGCTTCGGCCATCGCATCGGCCAGCTCCCCGGCGTCCAGCTCGGGCCAGGCGGCGGCGATCTCGTCTCGCAGCGCCTCCAAGCTTTCGGCCCGCGCCACGATGGCCCGGATGGCGTCCACCATGCCCGCCACCGGTCTCTCGGCGGCCTGTTCCAGCACCGCCGCCTGGCGATCCACCGTGTCCTGCGCCGCGGCCTCGGCGAACGCTCCGCCGTCCGTCGGGGCGACCCGCCGGTCGCCCGTACCGTCCCCGGCCGGAGCGCCGATCACCGCCTCCCCCTCCTCGGCCAGCGGGATGCCGTAGGTGTCGGAAATATACGTCTCGGGCACCCGGCGCCCGAAGCCCAGGTCGCCCAGCAGGATCTTGTCCCGCCCGGCCAGGGCGTTGAGGTCGGAGGCGCTTTCCGCCTTGATCCACAGCTTGGGGTAGGCGTCGCGCGGTCCGAGGTTCAGGTCCACGATCCAGCGCACCAGGGTGCGGTTGAGCGTTTCGCAGAGCAGGTCCGCGTCCGCCTTGCGGATGTCCTCGCGCACGTCGTTTTGCGCGTCTTCGTTCCCCAGTTTGCCGGCCGTGCCCTCGGTGGTGGCCGTCTGGCCCAGCACGGCCTTGCTGATCTGCCGGTCCATGTACTCGCACATGGCAGCGTATTCGGGCTTGCCGGCGCGCGCCGCCTCTAGGTATTCGATCTTCATCGTGTCGGGGATTTTGATGCCCGTCTCGGTCTGGATGGCCTCCAGGGCGTCGAGCAGGTCCGCCTGCTGCTCGGGATCCGTGCCCGGCGGGTACTTGCCCACCGGGGTGGGCATGCCGAATTTTTCCAGGAACACCAGCCACCATTTGATGCCGTGCTTTTTGAACCACACCGGCCACCAGAGCTTTTGTCCCAACCCGCGGCCGTAGGGGTTGTCCGAGTCGCCCCAGGTGAAGACGATGAACTTGCGCTCGGGCACGGCCTCGCCCTCGATCATGTCGCTCGGGGTGAGCAGCCGCAGCTCGCGCGCCATCGTGAAGGAAAACCGCCGCGGGTGCTTGCCCGTGATGGCCGCCGGCAGCCAGCGGCCGCCGATGGACGCCCACATCACCTCCGCCACGTAAAACCCGTAAAGCACCGCCTGCAGCAGTTCCTGAACGGCCAGGGAGAAATTGCAGCCGGACAGGGCGGCTTCGACCAGCTCGGCGGCGGCTTGGTCCGCCGCGGCGGCCGAGGCTGGCACCACTTCCCACTCGCACCCGGCCACCGCCAGGTAGCGAGTTTGCAGCACGCTGGCAGAGTGGGCGTCCCGGGCCACCTCGTCGTAGAGCTTCAGGCCCAGCCCGCCGGACTCGCTGCGCAGCACCGGGTCCGGGTTCTCCAGACGGCGCAGCCACCCGGCAAAGACGTCGATGTCTTTCGCCGTGGTGGCGATCTCGTCGGTGGTCGGCTTGGCCATCGCTTTCGTGTGGTCGGCCATGACGCCAAAATCCTCTAAACCGCGTTTAAATTCATCCAGGATCGTTTAACTAGTTTCGGGCCCGGCTGGCTGTACCCGCCGGGGTCGATCGCGCCATACGCGGCCGCTGAGGCGGTCACGCCGCGTAGCGGGCCAGGCGGGTGTAGTCCCGGCGCCGGCCGGTGGACTCGAATTCGATTCTGCCGGCCGGATTGCTCGCCGCGTTCACCGCCAGAAAGCACGCCCAGGCGCGGTCCGCGTGGCCGGCGGCGTCCGATTCGGCCACGAAGCGCGGGGCGCCCGTGGGGCCGGTCACCTTTTTCAGCTTGTGCAGATCGGCCCTTAGATCGCCGTCGCCCATCGGGATGCGGATGCGCCGGTCCTCGAAGCGCTGCTTGCCGGCGGTGGCCAGCGTCAGTTTGTTGGGGCCGGTGAAGAGTACCCCCTCCACCCGGTGGGCACCGTGGCGCGCCTGCGCGTCCTCCACCGGTTTTTCGCCCATGCCGGTCTGGTCCATGCAGCAGCGGGCCACCCGGTAGCGGGCGAAAACGTCATCGAGCAGGTCGTCCTGCTCGGCGAAAGAAATGCGCTTGGCGGCGATGATCTCGCGCGTCCACAGCACATCGCCTACGGCCTCGGCCACCCAGATCACGAACAGATCGTTGCGCGCCCCGATGTCCACCCCCACGAAGCACGGCCCCCCGGCGTACAGCTCCGGTCGGCCGGCGTCCGCGTGCTCGCAGGCGTGGATCAAATCGTAAGAGAGCCAGGCCGAGGCCTCGTCCAGCCATTTCAGCTCGAACTCCTGGGCCCAGCCGTCGGCGTCGTTGATCCCCCGGCGCAGCTCCTCGGCGTCCCGCGGGAGCCCGTCGGCGATGGCCCGGTAGATGTCCACCACGTGGCGGCTCCAGATGGAAAGCAGCGACGGGTCGGTCATCAGCTCATAGAACTTGTTGCCCTTGCCGTTGGGCGTGCTGACCACCCGGATGGCGTGGCCGGCGGAAATCACCGGGAACAGCGCCCGCCAGATGGCGTGCGAGTCCTGGTGAAAGGCGAACTCGTCCAGGAAGACGCCGGCGGAAAACCCGCGCGCCGTGTCCGGATTGGCGGGCAGGGCCGTGATGCGCGAGCCGCGGGGCAGCGCCACCTCCA